CCTACCTTCTAATAGCACATTAACATTTGATATACAGGACTCCGCTCTATATAGTGCTTGCATGTTACGACATGGTTTAAGAATCTCTCTTTGAAGTAGCTTCTATTTTCATCTGCCATCATATTCGCTGCTACCATCTTCGATAAAACCATGTTCATTTTTGGATTGAATTCATGCAAGTCTATTGCTGTCATCTTTCCAAACACATAATCTATGGACTGCGTTCGGCTGAAGCCTCTCTTTTCTAAAGCCAACAGAGTATATTTGAATCCGGGAAACATCATGTCCATATGGTCAATCGGACGAAAATCTTCCTTAATCTGTTTAACTGTTTGTGTTCGCATCCATTCATTTTGAGCGTCGCTGTATACACCATACAAAGGTATATCCATATTATCTATCTTCTTCACGTCCAATATAGAATCAATTGGCCAAATGATGTCGCTACTAAAATACGTTGGTGTCACCTTCTCCACCTCTACTTCGTAGTCCAGTGATTTCTGGAATCTACGCATCAAGGCAGATATTGCTGGCACATCATCGTTTGTTGATCTCTTGCGCATTTCTATCTGTTGTATTTTCCTTAACTCAACATCATCTAACACAAAGTTACTATACGGTACCTTATACCTTTCATATGTGTTTGCAGGCACTTTATATTCTATATTTATATCTTTCCTCTCCCTGCTCACTCGTGCTATCATTCCTCTAAATGGCAGTATTCCCAAACCGCCATATATCTTAGGTGTTTCCAAATATATATATGTTATTTTCCTATGCTTGCTCCAACTTATTGCCAAACTACGCTTTAGGTCATCACCTTTAAATTGCGGATATCGTCGAACAGCAAGATCTATCGCTCCACATGCTTGTACTATATTATTATCAAGTCCAAAAGGAATAGGTGTCCACGGATTTTGCTGGGTAATATTAGGTATAGTTCTGCATAGATATCCATACACTCGGTTAGTCGTATGCCACACACGTAAGAATTCAGCGTTTTGATATAGTATGTTAAACTTGTTATCCGCTCCAATTGCATTTATACTTCCATAAGCTATTCTGGCTAGTAAGCAATGATAATACGTGTCTGCAATTATCACGGTTTCATCCCCTCTGGCCTGGAATTCATCAATTGTGAGCTGTAATCTCTGCAATATCAATATGACTATTCTACTCATTACTGCGTTCCATATATTACCAAGCAACGATGTCCATCGGATACCTGATTGTACTCCCTCTGTAGCTATTTCTTCATGTGTCACTCCATTCTCGTCCGTCCATATAACAATCGACTTTGCCATCGCTTCAATCGTTGCAGCTATCGCCCACAGTAGATCGGGTTCGAGTATACCGGATATTAAATT